TAATAAGGGTCGTACTAAAACAGGTAAGAAGCGAAACTTAAAACCACCTGCACCAAATCCAAAAACTAAAAAAGATAAAAATAGAAGAAAGAGTTTTTGTGCTAGAATGAGAGGAATGAAAAAGAAATTAACCTCAGCTAAAAAAGCAAGAGACCCTAATTCAAGAATTAATAAATCATTAAGAGCATGGAATTGTTAAATGGCTAAAAACTATCTATCATTAGTAAATGAATTACTTGTAGAAATTAACGAACCAGAATTAACTGGTGTTGCTAGTGCAGTAGGTATTCAAAAACAAGTAAGCAATTGTGTTAATAGAGCTTACTTTGATATTGTAGATGCAGTTGATAACTGGGCATGGTTATCTACTAACTCTCCTCAAAGTGAATACTATGGAAATACTTTTGTAGAAACAACATCAGGTACTAGATGGTATCTTTTAAAAACTGGTTCTGCAAATATAGATGCAGATTTTGATGCAGTTGATTGGGATAGATTTACTGCAACTACAGAAGGTGTATCAGGTAAATCAGCTCCACATACAATTAATAAATTAAGTTTTATTACATTAGATGTATGGAGAAATACTTATGCAAGAAATGAAGAGTTAGATAAATCAAGTGCTTCACCTACATTTGGAGTACCATTAAGAGTTATTAGAAGTTCAGATGGTAGAAGATTTGGTTTATCTCCAATACCTGATGGAGTATATAGAATTTATTTTAATGCATATAACAG